TACGAGCCAATGAGATACATAGAATCCATTAAGTACTCACATGATGAAGAAGCGCAGTGCATTGCGGTAGATGCCCCCGACCATCTCTATGTGACCGACGAATTTATTGTTACGCATAACACAATCCAAGCAATGGCAACCCTAGAGTCACTACACCTACAGTCCGAAACAGAAGACGTAGCCCCGTGCTACCCCGCTGTTGTTGTCTGCCCTTCAAGTCTTGTGTTGAACTGGAAGAAGGAGTACAACAGATTCTTCCCTGAACGAATCGTAGAAGTTATTAGAGATCGCAAAACGATTCCGATGTTTGGGACATACGATGTCGTTGTTGTTGGATATCCTAACATAACAGCGTGGGAAAAGCAACTCTACAACCACAATTCTTACGTATTTGACGAATCACACTATTGCAAATCACCCGACGCGCAACGCACAAAGTCCGCAAAGAAGATGACCAAATCAAACAAGAGCGCAGTTGTTCTCTGCCTCACCGGGACTCCAGTCACAAACCGACCCGCCGAATACGCACCACAACTAGACATCCTCGGTCAGTTAGACAAGTTTGGTGGGCTATGGGGCTTCTATCGTCGCTACTGCGGAGCACACAAAGACAAATGGGGACAATGGCATCTTGAAGGTCACTCCAACCTAGAAGAACTCAACGAAAAACTTCGTTCAATTTGTTATATCAGAAGAACAAAAGACCAAGTGATGACCGACCTTCCCCCAGTAGTACACGCACCCATAACCGTAGAAGGCTCGCCGACAGCAATGAAAGAATACGCAAAGGCTGAAGCAGACATCGTCGCCTATCTTATTGAGAGAGCAAAACAGATTGCTAAAGAACTCAACTTGCCAATCGGGGCTGCTGCAGTATCCGCACGGCTCAAAGCAGAAGCAAACGAACATCTAGTAAAAATGAGTGTTCTTCGCAAGATCGCCGCACGAGCAAAGATGCCTGTCGTAGAAGAATGGATCAAAGAACGGGTAGATCAGGGAAGAAAAGTTGTAGTCGCGGCTCACCACAGAGACATCGTTGATGAAATAGCAAAACGATTTGGTGGTTTGAAGATTCAAGGGGGTATGGATGTTAATGATGTTGAGGATGCGAAACATAAGTTCCAAACTCTTTCGTGCGAAGAAGCCCCGGTGATTGTGTTGTCTATTCAGGCAGCGAAGACTGGACATACGCTTACTGCTTCACAGGAAGTTTTGTTTGTTGAGTTGCCTTGGACTCCAGCGGATGTGGATCAAACTTATTCTCGGTGTCACCGTCTTGGGCAGTTAGGTTCAGTTACCTCTACCTATATGATGACGAGCGGAACGATTGATGAGGACATTTATGCTCTTATTGAACAGAAACGAAAGATTGTTAATGTAGCAACTGAAGGTGACATTGTCTTTGACGACAACAACGCATCTAATATTGTTCTCAAATTAATTGAAGAATCTTTGTATATGCATTGACATTCATCGTAGGGTACGGTAGTATGTACCTAGAGGGAAACCCCCATATCCCTCGCAAGCGTTGAGCCCCACTCGTCACCCCCGACAAGTGGGGCTCCGCATTTAACCAGACCAATCAGTAACTGTCAGCGATGTCGTTGAAGTTGATGGGTGCCGGGGCTTCGCCACAGGGCCACTCTGCGGAAGTAGTTTCAGAAAGAACACTACATACAGAACACTCAACGACCTTCCCTAAGTTGGGGATGCCGAAACGTTGTTCAAGATCAACAGTACGCCAAGTATGTGTTAAGAAATTCTTTTCAGCATCTTCTCTGCTCCCCTTAAAAGGAGGAACCATTTTCATAATGCGACCCCAAAAGCGAGACATCAGTCTTCCTTTACTTCCGTGACTTTCTTATTCTCCATCACTTCATCAACGATAATGTTTGAGTAGCGACGGCGAAGACGCCAAATCTTCTTGTTAAGTTCAATCATTGCCTTCGTGTTGCGGGCTTTCTCAACAATCTCGTCGTCGTAAGTCCCGTGTCGCTTGAAGAGAGCATTATCAAAATCTGATGCTTCAAATATAATGTCAGACACCCAGTTGGCTTTCAAATCCATTTGACTCATCACATTGCAGAGTCCCTCATGACCAAACTCGTCGTGAACACGAGCAATGAGGATTGCACATAGATGATCTCGGTAAAGGGTGTTGGCGTCGCGATGTTGACTTATGAAATCCCCCAAGAAATCAAGCAACTCGCCTCGTGTCATTTCTTCATCTTGTTCGTCAGAATTCTCATCCATGCGAACACCATCCTCTCATAAAATGAGCCTCAGTACATTGTCGCATACAGGAAGTCAGATCAGGGAGAGGATCGCAGACTGTGCTTCGTGCTTCTTCTTAGTAACCCAGGAGTTCGGGTCCATTGATGACATTGCTCGTTCTTCGGGCTTAGCGTCACGATAGTGATCAAAGTACTCGGCGATTGTGTTATATGCAGACCAACCGTTATAACCATATCCTCCAGCATTTTTTGCTGACGGGTACAAGCCCCGCACCACGGAGATGATTTCTTCACGGTTTGTCTTTTGACGATCCGTCTCACCTTTTTGTGAGGGGAATACTGTGTTGATGATTTTGTCAAGGTTGCGTGATTTATCAGGAACATTGATAGAGAGCATAAGTTCTGCTGTCCGCTGAAATTCTTCTGCCCATTCAGTTGACAACTCTAAAACACTTTTTGCTTCGTTGATTGCTGAATCTTGGTTGCGGGTATGGCGTGCAGTGAATACACGGAGCGCCGACTTCATTCCAGCCATCACGGTGTTCTTGCATACTGCACGAACCGAAGTATTTGCATATGTAATTGGTGTCTTGCCGTCGTGTCCATTGCGCACGAGAAGGAAACGTTCGATTCTGTCGTTCACTCCTGTCGGATCAATGATTAGTCCGCCGAGGTCAATTGATGCGAAGAATTCACGACCGCCTTTGAGCACGCCACATGTGTCCACGATGGCATCGCCTCGTGAGTTGACGATGTCTAGGGCTCTGTTAATGCAGTCAAGGTTTTGCTGTACTACGTAGCGTGTACCCACGGTTGAGAGGGCGTCGTAAGTCCCGTCCTTGTTGATACGGACAGTTGCGCGACTATCTTCAACCATGAGTGGTTTTCCGTCGGGGGCAAGGATTACTTGTCCGTCTACGTCTACGGCTGCGACGCCGGCGATAGCAACATGGAAATCGGCATCGGCTGCTTCAAGCATTGCTTCTGCAGTTTGGAGACCTTTCATGGGTGTTCCAAGGCGGTGCCAGGGGACCTCATGGTCGGCGTAAGCCATGCGGATTTTTCCTGCTTTTGTTGAATCTAGGTCGTGTGCCATGTTGTTTGCTCCTTGGATAAATCTCTTTGGAACACTTTAGCGTACAACTGGCAGATTGTCAACCTTCTCAGGTGGATTTATTTAAAACTTTTCTATTCCGAATACCGATGATTGCGGGTAAATCAAATCCTGCCTCATGGCGCTCTATCTCGGTTTCTCCGCCCCACACACCGTACTCGTGGTTGTTCCTGCCGTACTCTCGGCACTCTGCAGATACGGGACATTGCCGACAAAGCGTGGTGGCTTCTGCCTCGCGCCTTGCTCGTCTTTCTGGTCTTTCTGCAACCTTGGGAAAGAATAAATGTAATTTCCCACGACAAATAGCGCGATCAAACCAGTGCACATCCATTTTCGTATTGGTGTTTGTGCTCATTCCTTAATAATAACGGAACTAAACAGAAAAGTCAATAGCATTTATTAATCTTCGGTTTGGCGATCCATCTCTTGCTTGAGGGATTCCCATTGTCTATGCCACGACTTGGCTTCTTCTTCAGCATCCCAGAGATACGGGGCTGAGACCAGCCTCCATGTGATGTAACCAGATAAAACACCAGCGATATAAAATATGAGGCACATGAGGCACCGCCTTTACTTAGGAGTTGGGACTTTCCAATGCTTCCTTCAGCGCACGCTCTACATAATGTTTCACAGCAGTGTTCATTATTGACGAAGCCAAAGGTTCATCAATACTACACACTAATTCTCCATCACTAGCGTATATTTTGAGACTATTTACACCGTCAAGTTCGTCGGCTACGGATTCAAGGAATTCAGGGGTGAGTTTGACCGCATACGACATTTCTTCCGCCCCCCGCATAACAAAAGCAAGAGTGCGTAAAGTCTGGGCTGTAGATTCTTTTTCTTCGTTCATGAAAGTTCATCTATCCTTTTTAACCAGTTATGCACGGTTGTCTTACTGACAGCCATGTGTTGCATAATAGTGGTAACGGCACCACGAAAAGACATAATGCCTGCAGAGTTGAGCCAAACAAAGACTTCAAACTTTTCTTCCATAGTGGTTGCGTAAGGGAATAACACTTCCGTCTCAGCCATCAGCAATTGCAAGGCGTCACTGAATGAGGGAATTTCTTTTTTATTAACCGTGATACACAAAAAGTCCATCGGGCAAACATATCACCTGATGGACTTTTTGTCAAGTTTTAAAGAGTTAGCGAATTAACAACGGGTAGCCCAAGGTCTCCAGCCACACTTATTGCGCTCTTGGCTGTAGTTCCACATTGCCAGCCCCGCACGAAGGTTTACCTCAGGAATGAACAAGTCCTCGCAAGTGTTGAGGATTCCCTTAGCCTGAAGCCAGCCAGTTGGGTTGTACTTATTCTTCTTGCACCAGTATCCGTTGATTTGGATAAGCCCACGACTTCCGCCGTTGGGATCAGTCTTATTGAATGACATCGTGTTGCAACGCGATTCGCGATACATGACGAAACTCAACTTCTTCCAATGCGCTTCAGTCCAGCCAACAGAGATAGCCAAGTCGTGATACTCACCGCACCTGCCGTACATGAAGCGTGCCAGTTCAGTCCAGTTGACTCCCGAAAGGTCAATAGGTGCAACGGTATTTGTAGGCTTCTCTGCCTTAACTTTCCCGCTTTCAGTCCCGCATGTAGCGACAACCAAAACAAGAAAAGCCAAACTGACACCTATGAACCATTTATGAAATAGTCTCATTTTATTCCCCCTCATTTACACGGACGTGACCATGGCTTGAAGCCACAGTAGCCGTGGTCCTCATGCCATCTGTACATTTCCCATGCCCAAGCAAAGTTGTAACGAGGGTCATTGACTACACGCCAGTCACCATACTTTGCTTCAATGTCATCAAGCCAAACTTGGTTGATTTGAAGTGGTCCTCGGTCATGTCCATTCCATTGTGGGTGACCTTCAATCACATTCTGACAACGAGATTCAGACCACACTTCACGGAGAAGTTCAGGCAGAAGTTCAAAGGGCCATCCTGCATCAAGAGCAACTTGAGTCCACTCTTG